GTCCTATCAGGAGAAATTATTATGCATAATCTATTATCGTACAACCAATTAGCAGGATGGAAACTGTCCATTGACAAATTAGCAAAGACCTTAGATAAGACCATGGAAGAATCGGATCTTATCAACGATTACTATGACTGCTTGATTGAATGTGACGAAAAACAAGCTACATGCAAACGTATTTGTAGGAGCGTTCTAGCTTAGTCAATAAACAATTGAACCAAAAGGTGGGGAGGGTTGACTACCCTCCTTTTTTAATGCTATAATATAGTCTACGATCTAATTTTTATGGATAAAGAAACACTCAAACTGATCGTCAAAAATTTAAAATCTCTGATCAATGTTCTAGAATCAGAGGTCTATTCTGACGTAGAAGCATATAAATATCAAGAGAGTCCCTCTGAGATTAGTGATTATGATGAAGTGTTCTATGAGGGAGACGATAGTGTGTAGTGTCAATGAAAGACAAGAAGGCAATCAAAAAGATTATCAAACGTGCTAAGAAACATCCTGGATGGTATACACAGGAAGAAGTATTGTATGCTAAACTAATGAAAAGGACATTGAAAAAGAATGAATGCAAAACTGATAACATCAACTCCTGATGCTGAGAAGACAATGGCTTATGTTGCCAGAGTCTCCAATCCAAACAATCAAGAGAATGAAAATTATTCTGGTCTTTTAAAATATTGTATCAAGCATCAACACTGGTCTGTGTTTGAGCAAGCATATATGACATTGGAACTGAGCACGACCAGAGGACTGGCAGCCCAAGTGCTTCGCCACAGGTCATTTACATATCAAGAATTTTCACAACGCTATGCTGATAGTTCCTTACTCGCGGAGGAGATCCCTCTACCTGAACTACGCAGACAAGACACCAAGAATCGTCAGAATTCTATTGATGACATTGATCCGTTCACAAGACAACAGTTCCAAATCAAAATACAAAAACATTTTGAAGAGGGAATGAATCTCTACAAAGAGATGCTTGATGCATCAATTGCAAAGGAGTGTGCTCGTTTTGTGCTTCCTTTGGCAGTTCCCACCAAAATCTATATGACAGGCTCATGTAGATCATGGATTCATTATATCTCTTTGCGAACTGCTAACGGTACACAGCAGGAACACATGGACCTTGCTAATGATTGTAAGAAAATCTTTATTGAACAGTATCCTACTGTTGCAGAAGCATTAGAATGGAAGTAATCGATAATTTTTTACCAAGGGATATTCACGAAGAATTGGTAGAACGTTTATGTTTCAACTCGAACATGCCATTATACTTTCAACAATGGGTATCTCATCCACCAGAATTAGAAACGAATAATGAACTGTGGAATTGGTATGCCACTCATGAGTTCTACAATCATGATAGACCCATGAGTGAATACTGTTCAAAGATGGTTATCACCTTCGGTGACAGGATTCCTAATCTTAAATCTCTCATGAGGATTAAATTAAATTTCTATCCACATACAGAGACTTTGAGAGAACATGGACAGCATGTTGATTATGACTTTCCATCCCATGCTGCCATCTATTCACTGAATACTTGTAACGGTTTTACCAGATTGCAAGATGGAACAAAGGTAGATAGTATAGCAAATAGATTACTAATTTTTGATGGTAGTGAAGTGCATAACTCATCTACTACAACAGATCAAAAAGGTAGGTACAATATTAATTTCAACTACCTTTAATAAATATTCACACATTATGTAAATTTATGGCAACGTATCCTGTAAAAAACAAAGAAACTGGCGAGACAAAAGATGTTGTAATGAGCGTACATGCATGGGATGATTGGATCAAAGAGAATCCTGACTGGGAAAGGTACTACACACCAGATAATGCTCCTGGGTTTGGTGAGGTAGGAGAGTGGAAAGATAAACTTAGGGTTACTAAACCTGGTTGGAATGAAGTCTTAGAAAAAGTACAGAAAGCACCATCTGCCCGTCAAAAATTCAAACTTTAAGTTTTAACTATGCCTAGAAGAAAGAAAACGGATGATCCGATTGGAGTAGGTCTAACGGCAAAGCAAATGCGTCGTAAGAAACCACTTAACACGGATCTCCTGGTTGATATTGAACCACTCACAGACAATCAAGAAAAGTTTTTTGCTGACTATAAGTCGGGTAAGCATCTGTTTGCATATGGATGTGCGGGTACAGGAAAGACATTCATTGCCCTCTATAATGCCCTGAGAGAGGTTCTTTCTGGTGAATCACAGTACGAGAAGATCTACATCGTTAGATCGCTTGTAGCTACCAGAGAGATTGGTTTCCTGCCCGGTGATCATGAAGACAAGTCATCTCTTTATCAGATTCCTTACAAGAATATGGTAAAATATATGTTCGAGTTGCCATCGGAATCTGATTTTGAGATGCTGTATGGTAATTTGAAAACCCAAGGCACCATTAGTTTTTGGTCCACGTCATTCATTCGTGGTACTACCTTTGACAATGCTATTGTAATTGTTGATGAGTGCCAGAACCTCAACTTCCACGAACTTGATTCGATTATTACTCGCGTTGGTGAGAATAGTAAGATTCTATTTTGTGGTGATGGGGTTCAATCTGATCTAACTAAGACACATGAGAGAAATGGAATCTCGGATTTCACTCGCATCCTTACAAAAATGGAATCGTTCTCTCTGATTGAATTTGGTATCGAAGATATCGTTCGTTCTGGTCTGGTCAAAGAATACATCCTCGCTAAGAACGCAATTGGTTTAGTATGACCTTCATTCAACATAATTATCTCGGTGACATTGAACTCAACAAAAAAGAAACACCCGGTTGTAGACTATATCAAGTCCCAAATGGCGACTGGGTTCCTTCTATTACTTCTGTCACTTCTTTCTATAATCGCGAGATTTTTGTCAAGTGGCGCAAGCGAATTGGAGAAGAGGAAGCTAACAAAATTACGAGAAAGGCAACTGCCCGTGGAACTGATTACCATGAGGTTGCACAAGCATACTTAGAGAACAAGGAATTAAATTGGGACGACTATCGTCCTTTATCTAAGATAATGTTTCATCATAGCAAACCATATCTGGATAAGATAAATAACATACATGCTATTGAACGCACTCTCTTTTCTGAGTACCTTGGATTAGCCGGAAGAGTTGATTGTATTGCCGAATACGAAGGCGAACTAGCTATCATAGACTTTAAGACATCAGAAAAAATTAAACCAGAGAAGTGGTTGGAAAACTATTTCGTTCAGGAAACTGCATACGCTTGTATGTACTATGAGATGACTGGCATTCCAGTCACTAAACTCATTACTATCATGGTTACTCCTGGTGGAGAGGTCAAAGTATTTGACAAAAGGAACAAAGAAGAGTATATTGTACTTCTAGTTCGTTATATTAAAGAATTTGTCACCAACAATCTATCTCACGCCAATGCCAAATGAACTAGACGAAGCATTTCAGAAGAAGTTTCTGGGTCCTGCTAAATTTGCACAGGAAATCGAGAAACTTGTGCAAGAAAATAGAGAACTGAATTACATTGATGCTATCGTCGTGTTCTGTGAACAAAATAGTATTGAACTTGAATCAGTACCTAAATTATTATCAAAGCCACTAAAAGAAAAGCTTAAATTTAATGCTACCGAGTTGAATTTTCTTAAACGAAGTTCCCGAGCAAAACTACCTATCTAAAATGAACCAAGAGCAGGATCCCAATGAGTATTGGTTCGACTGGTCAATGGGTATAAATGAAATTCGTATGTTTCACAATCATCTATGCTATGCAGTACAAACTTGGCCTGGTTCACCTGCTCGCCCTCCTGAGGAGCAAGAGTTTCTTAAACACATGAAGCAAAAAACTTTTGCCATGCTGTTGGAGTATCAACTTGATCAACCCTCAGCAGAAAACGACTTTTAGTTTCAAAAAAAGGCGGAAAAAAATCCCGGCAAAAATTTGCCCTATTAGGTTTTTGATATGGAATTTAAGTTAGACAATTTAAAGGATGAGTGCCCCGTCATTGTCACTAAACTTCCAAAAGAAATAATGGAGGAGATTGATTCCTGGGTAAATTATGGTAGAGAGATCAAGAGTCATCCCCTATTCATGCTTAGAAATCATGAGAACTATGGTAAAAACTCATATCAACTCTCCATTCCTCCTAGGATGCTACAAGAGTCCTTCTGGTTGGCTCTCACTCTAAGGATGACTGCTGCTCTTTGTGGGGGATATCATAGAGACTATAAAATTAGAACCTTGGATGGTCATTTTGATTGCTCAGATGTCTGGTTAAATTTTTCATATAAAGGTGACCATAATCCTCAACATCGACACTCCGGTAGTCTATCTGGTGTGATATACTGTGAGAATCCTGATCTACATTCAATTCATTTTCCTGAATATGATGTGGAATTTTCAGGAGAACGAGGAAAGATGATTTTATTTCCTAGTGAAGTTGAGCATGAGGTCAAAGAGCAATTGACTGACAATGAACGTGTCACGATTTCTTTTAATATTATTCATAAAGATGATGCCAATTGAATGTTATAAGACATATCTTGCGATGAAGCAGCACTTCACCAAAGATAGTTACGACTACCTCAAATACTGTGGTAGAGTGAAAGCATCTAGTAATGCCTTTAATAAAAGAAAGGATAGATATTTCTTCGAGAAAATGTCCAGGCAGAAAAATGATAAAGAGATTGAGCAATTCTTTGTAGCAAACTTTGCTAGTTGTGATGATCCCCAAAGTCTTTACATGGCCGACATTGTTAAGAACGGAGAAAAAGTATACGTTGCTTGGCAAAAGAAAAATCAATCACTCTCTTATATGTTTAAGAGTGAGATAGAAGAAGTCTTTGGTGACAAGACTTTTGATGATATGTTTTCTATGAAAGAAAACAGTCACCCACAATTAGTCAAAGAATTTTTGAAAGGAAACATATCAATTGAATCATTGATTGTTTTGGACAAGATACTTGGATACAAATCTAAGTTCGATAAGAACATGTCAGACCCCGTATGGCAACTGATATCTTACCGTATACACAAGTATTCTCCCTTTCTAAATATTGACGTATTTCGATTCAAAAAAATTTTAAAGGAGATTATCCTATGAGCTTCTTCGATTCCGAAGTAGTAAGAGCAGAGATGGTAGAGATCCAAGAACTTCAAGAAGAAGTTTATACGAGGGTCTTTGACTTCCCTTCGATGGATAAGGAAGATAAACTTAATCATGTCAAAAAACTTGAATATCTTCTAGAAAAACAACGTGTTCTTTATACACGTTTGTCACTCTCTGATGATCCTGAGGCAAAGTTGATGAAGGAGAACATCGTCAAATCTGCAAAGATGCTGGGGATGCCCGATAACATTGACATGAGCATCGTTTTCTCCAATATGGAAAAGATGCTTAAAACCATGCGCCAACAGGTTGACAGGGACCTAACTTAGGTCCTATAATACCGAAGTACACACAAGCCAAACTACAAGCCAAATCTAATGTCTTTTTCTGATCTAAAAAAACAGTCCCGTCTGGGATCTCTTACTTCTAAGCTAGTTGCTGAGGTGGAGAAGACCAATGTTAAGAGCAACGGTTCCGACGAGAGACTGTGGAAACCATCACTCGATAAGAGTTGTAATGGTTATGCCGTAATTCGTTTTCTACCTGCACCTGAGAGTGAGGATATTCCCTGGGCAAAAGTGTACAGCCATGCCTTCCAAGGTCCTGGTGGATGGTACATTGAGAACTCTCTGACTACTATTGGTCAGAAGGATCCTGTATCTGAGCACAATCGTGACCTCTGGAACAGTGGTAATGAAGCGGACAAAGATACTGTCCGTAAGCAGAAACGTAAGTTGTCCTATTACAGCAACATCTATGTTGTTAAGGATTCAACTAACCCTGAAAACGAAGGAAGAGTATTTTTATTCAAATATGGCAAGAAAATCCATGACAAGGTCCTTGCTGCTATGCAGCCCGAATTTGAGGACGAAACTCCTATCAATCCCTTTGATTTCTGGGAAGGTGCGGACTTCAAACTCAAAATTCGCAAGTTGGATGGTTACTGGAATTATGACAAGTCAGAGTTTGATTCTGTTGCACCTCTCCTTGATGACGATGATGCACTTGAAGCAATCTGGAAGAAGCAATACTCCTTAGCAGAGTTTACCTCTCCTACAAGTTTCAAATCCTATGAGGATCTGGAACGTCGCTTGAATCAAGTCCTACGAGTTCAACAACGTCGTGTTGTTGCTGATGAGTCTTATGAAGATGAATCAGAAGGTCGCGGTAGTATTACTGCTGACTTTAATTCTTCTGACATCATCCCATCTGCTCCCGTTGTGGAGTCAAAGAATGAGGATGAAGATGATGCCCTGAGTTACTTTCAGAAACTCGCTGAGGCATAATTAACCGATGTTGATATTGCTAGCTTTCTTTAATTTATCGTTGATATATTGAGAAGATTGAGAGTAAGTCATTACTCTCTCGATGTCATCTAATACTATACCCAAGAAGGCAGGTCTCAAAATGTAGATCTGCCTTCTTTCATTTTGTAGTTTTGTCTCAAATTGCTCATTTGTAATGCCATCTGTAATTCCTGATGCAATAACTTCTTTCCCCATTGCCACATCTCTGTAAGTAACAGTGAAGTCCTCATCAACTTGCAATCCTGCTGGAATAATTATATTGTCTGCTTGATCTCTAACTTCTTCTGTTTCATAGTGATGAATACTACTATATGCAGAGATACTGCCATACTTATCAATCAAATGATTCTTAAATGAAACATTTGTGAGTGGCCATTCTTCTCTCACGTTGATAATATTATTAATGTATAATATTACCCAATCTAGATCCGCATCTTTATAAAACTTCTGCGCTACGTTGTCTGGTCTTTCATCACCTTTAATTGTATAGCGTGTGAAAGCAGTGAAGTTCTGAAAGAAATCTTCTCTTACTTTTGCTCTCTTAAAAATATTTTTTACTTCAATGTAATCAGAACTAGAAACTTTTTCATCTAGTCTTGAAACGTAATTGAAGTTGGGTAGTTGTCTGAAATAACCCATTAGAATCCTGTGCCCTCAGCGCCCTCGTCGTTCTCATAATCTACATCGTATATAGGTTCCATCTCACTGAACGAAAATTGTAAATTGTATGCCACAGGAGAACCATCTTCATATGTCATGTATGCACCATCAGGTGTGAAGTTTACACCAAGACCAGTGAGCGCACACGGTTTGATCTTATTCAAGAATGGATGATTTTGACCCCTGTGTATAAAATTAATAAGGAATACATTTGGTGTATATAAGAAGAGAGCACCACCTTTTACCTTAGGTGCCATTGCCTTCTTAAACATTCTAATAATCTGCTTACAACTCTGTGCTTCTGCTTTGTCTCTGGGAGTCATCTTGTAGTCAAAACTGAACGTTCGTAACGAAGGACCTTTGAACAAAAGTTCCATGTTACTATTCAGAACTGCACCTGTTGTTCTGGTGAGAAGGTTACCACCACCAACAATATCCTGAGTAATTTTTGCTCTGAGTGCTTTCTTTGCTTCACTTGCGTTGGCATTTGCGGCACCGCGTGCATTATTAAGAGCATTACCTATATCACCTTGAATAGCATTTGAAACTACGTCCTGAGCAGCTGCTTGGAATGCATTTATATTGTCGTCTGAGAAATTCACATTATTCTGTGAAGAAATATTCAGTGGCATGGGTAGGATGACTGATCCCACTGGACTTTGATTTTTCAATCTCCCGGATGGTCTTCCACCACCACCTGTTTCAATTATAGCTGCTAATGCACCCTCTCCTCCGGGGACATATTCAACGATACTAAACTGAACGAAGTCGTAGTTACCATCAATTTGATTTGCTGGATACCTTACTGTTGACCCGTCAAGATCTTGAACCTCAGCTGGTTTTTGTACTACTGGTGCTGCTGGTGATGGTGCAGCAGTATCACTTTCCTGATCACTACCAGTTGGTGGTGCTGGTGTCGTATCAATGTCTGGTTCTGCTGGTGTCGTTACACCTTTAATGTCGAGTTTATCTCCATATCCCATGTCTCTCAGATTTAATTTCTGAGTAGTTGATGCGTTGTTGTTGAGTATTGCTTTATTTTCGTTTTCTACTGCACCTTTTACTTTTGATTGCAAATCTTTATTTAAATTTCTACTTCTGCTTCCTGAAAGACCAAGTAATTCTTTTTGTGCTGTTGAATTTCCACCAGAAAAATTTATATTACCACCAGAAGCAGAGTCTCCGGATCCAATTATTCTACCTTTACTGTCCTTTACCGTATAGGCACCATTTTCCAACTCCGTCTCAACAGTTACTGATTTCCCATTGATATTTAACTTGGAACTTTTCTTTGCCACAACAATCTTTTTAGTTATTTATCCACTGACGCGGAGTTTCTTATATGGTATGGCTCGAAGAGTTGCGAACTCTTCTGCGTTCACTCTATACATGGGTCCAATAATTTCTGGAAACGTATAATTTCTCACCATGTTCCAGTGATAATTAAATCCTTTGAATCCCCAACTTGTGATATCAACTACCTGTACCAAGGGATGTTCGTCATATAATAATGCTGGTGTTTTTGCTTGATATATGAAAGTATAGTATGCTCCTATGCTATCAGGTGCATATTCAGTATCATTCAGAGTTTCCATAATATCCATCATCAAATCATCTGGACTTTTCATTCCACTCTTGTCCAAGATTTTAGATAGGCGGTTCATAAACCTAGTTCTTTTTCGGTGATGATTTTGAATTCATACTTACGATCATCGCAAAATTCTTGTGCTGCTTTCCACTTTGCTTCATTGACAGCATATGTTTTCATCTCACTGAGATATCTTTTCGACTTCTTTTTGGGCGGTACAGTCTGTTTAAGCGGTTTAACTTCGATAACGTACCTCTTAATCCCTCCGTTTCTGGTTCTTGTTCTGACATAGAAGTCGGGAAAATAGCGGTGAATCCTACGATCAACAGGACTAATGTACGGGATTGCAATTTCTTCACTTCCCCATTCAAGTATATTATTGTTCTTATCACACCAGTTCATGAACTTTAATTCCCAGAGAGATCGATAAATAATCTTAGTGGGGTCACCTTTATATTTCAAGTAGTTGCTTGGTCTAAATTTGCCCTTATAGCTCATACATAGTATAGTAGGACTAAGGTATTTAGATGTCAGGTGCAGTTCCGTTTAGAAATCTAAGCACAAGCGACTTCCTTAAACGTTTTGGTCACCTGGCGCAGACCAGTCAGTTTCGTGCTGTGTTGCAGGTGGGAACTCTACCATTTACTAAGGATTTTAATCCTCAGGGTGGTAGATTCTATGATGATCTTAGTTTCTTGTGCAATTCTACAACTCTCCCCGGTTCTAGTTTCTCAACTACTGAGAACTTACAGGATTACTATGGCATCAATCAAAAGTTTGCATATCGTAGAGACTTTGATGATCTAACTTTGGATTTTTATGTTGATGCGAAGTATCAAACTTTAAAATTCTTTGAGCAATGGATGGATTATATTTCTAGCACAGGTGATTCATATACTGTCCAAACAAATGCCGGTCCAGAGTCTGAGGCTGCATTTTATAGGTTTAGATATCCAAAAGAACTATTAGGATATAAGTGTAGGATTGATCTACACAAGTTTGATAAAGACTATGATAGAACTAAAAATGATATGCTTTATACATTCGTTAATGCATTCCCAATCAGCATCAGTTCTATTCCAGTATCTTATGATGGAAGTGACTTACTAAAATGTAGTGTTGCCTTTACGTTCGATAGATACTTTGCAAATACTTCAACTAACATCATTCAGAGAAACGCCCTCTAAATAATCACACTGAATTGTATAAGACATTATGCCATTACCAAAGATTGCGACACCATATTATGATCTTGAACTACCCTCTTCTGGGGACAGCATTGAATATAGACCTTTCCTTGTAAAAGAAGAAAAACTTCTAGTCTTGGCTATGGAGAGTCAAGATCAAAAACAGATTACCAAAGCAATCAAAGAAGTTATTAGGTCATGTATTCGCGGAGATATTAAAGTAGAATCTCTGCCTACATTTGATATTGAATACCTCTTTCTTAACATTCGTGGTAAGTCTGTTGGTGAAGAGATTGAACTCAAAATTATTGCACCAGACGATGGTGTGACAGAGATTGATGTTACCATTAACATCGACGATATCAAAGTCATTAAAGATGACGACCATAATAGAGATGTAGATCTTGGTGGTGGACTCGCATTGAGATTAAAATATCCTTCCCTCGAAGAGTTTATTACAGACAACTTTGACTTTGATGAGAATTCTTCTAATGTTGAGAAAACATTTGATCTGATTGGTTCTTGTATTGAAACCATTTACAATGAAGAGGAGGCATGGCCTGCTGCTGATTGTAGCAAGAAAGAGATCAAAGAATTTGTTGATCAACTGAATACCAAACAGTTTCAGGACATTGAGAAGTTTTTCTCTACCATGCCTAAGTTATCACACACTGTTAAGGTAAAGAATCCTAAGACTAAGAAGTCTAGTGAAGTTTTATTGGAGGGATTATCTAGTTTTTTCGCGTAGCCCTTTCCCACATGAATTTGGAGGCATATTTTAGAATCAATTTTGCCCTCATGCAGCATCATAAATATAGCTTGACAGAGATTGAAAATATGATGCCCTGGGAACGGGATGTATACGTTGAACTTTTAAAACAGCATGTTGAAGAACAAAAGTTAGAGCAAGAGAAACAACGTAATGCTTAGTCTACCACCATCAGGAGGAACTGGTAATAAGATTGTCCCCGCCAAACTATTTGGCGAGGATAGATATGACAAAATTTACCAGGAACTCGTCTCTGACGGTAGGATAGAAGGTGAGAACCTGACACCAGATGAAAGAAAGGAAGGTGTAAAAGCATACAGAAGAAGTAAGATAGATTTTGAGAAGTTTGTAAATAGAGTTAATACAATTAAAGCAGAAGTTTCTGCGTCAAAACCAGCAACACCACTCACTCCAAAATTAGCATTAGCACCTGCTGCTCCACCTGCTCAGCCTGAGGCACCACCATCTCCCGATGTGGTTGAGGATGAAGACATTGATGGAATAGATCAGAAATTGGATGATCTTCTCGATGAGATTCGCACTCAAACTGAGATTGAAGAGAAGCAAGGGGAGAGAGAACGAAAGGACAAGGAAAAAGAAAAGAGAAGTAAGAAAGAAAATAAACTTGAATCGGCAAAGAAATTCTTACTGAAACCAATTACAAAGGCATTGGCACCTGTCAATAATCTTTTCAATAAGATTCTTAGTGGACTGTTCAAGATCCTTGCTGCAAAAGCACTGATTAAACTGATTGACTGGTTTACAGATCCAGAAAACAAAGAGAAGATCGATTCAATCGGTAGGTTTATTAAGGATTTCTGGCCTGCTATTGTTGCTGGATTTCTCTTATTTGGAACGGGTCTTGGTGGTTTAGCGAAACTTCTTATTGGAACTGGTGCTAGACTAATTGGATCACTATTAAAACTTGCTATCGGTCTAGGAAAAATTACTGCAAAACTAGCAGCGAAAGCAGCAAAGGGTGCTCTTAGACTTGGTAAAGGTGCTCTTGGTTTAGTGAAAGCTAATCCATTAGCAGCGACTGCTATTCTTGGAACTGTCGCAGCTGGTGCTGCGCTTTATGGTGCAGGAAAAATGTTAGGAAAGGATAAGGTAGTAGAAACTGAAACTCAAAGACAAGATGCTACTCGTAAGGGATTGAATGCAGCACCTAGCACTAAGGATTTGAGTGCTGGTGATACAGAAGCAATGGTCCAGGGCACTAGATTAAGAGATGCAGGTGGACCTGGATCATTAAATGATATGCCAAATATGTTTACCAACCCACTTGGAATTAGTGGTGGTGGCATGGCACAAGGAACTGATGTTGTTCCTGCTATGTTGACACCGGGTGAATTTATTATGAGTAAAGGTGCAGTGCAGAAGTATGGAACTGATACTCTTGAATCAATGAACGCTGCTGGCGGTGGCACAAACAAACCTAAGCAGTTGGGTGGCACAACATACGCTGCTGGTGGTGGTAAGATAGATGTAAAGGGAACTGGAAACTCTGTCGAAGGAACGTTGAAAATGACAGATGCCAGTGGTAAGCAAGTCGGTAAGACTTATGGTGTCATTAGTGGCACCTATGCTGGCATGAACATACCACAGAATGCCAGATCTACCACCCCACAAGCTCCTATTCCTGATGGTAGTTATAAATTAGTTGGATTTGAGAAGCATGGTCCTTATCCTGGACTGGCTGGTATTGGTGATTGGAGTACATATATTGCAAACGGTAGTGGATCTATTGGTAGTCGTAGTGGATTAATGTTGCATAGTGATATCGGAAGTAACGGAACTCTTGGTTGTATTGGTGTTGAACTTGGTGGTAAGGCAGGAACAAAGGCAGAACAGGAGTTCTTAAAAACATACGAAGCAATCAATCCACAGTCTATTAAGATTGCATTAGGTGGGGGTGGTGGTGATGCTTCTGAGATTGCATCTGTTGATAGAACTGCATCAGCTGATAACTCATCTAAGTTAGCAGCACTACAACCAGCACAATCAGGATCTCCTAGGGTATCCCCTGGTGCTATCACTCCCCCATCCACAGGGGGTGGTAAAGTAGCACCAGGATCTCAGAGTATCGTTCCCATTCCTACTGGTGGTGGTGCTAAGAAAGGTGCCAGATCAGATGTACCAACTCTTGGTAGCGTTGATCCATTGAACATTGCTCATCTTGTGATGCGATCGATGTATAATCTGGGTAGTGCATGATGCTAGCACTCATAGGGAACGTAGCAAGAGGTGCAAGCACAGTTAGATCAGCAACTAAGATGCTGCCAAAGGGGAAGAAAGGTGGTGCTTTGGTTTCATCTCAACGTCCTGGTCTTAGTCAATTTTATGATCAGGCACGACAAAAGAAGGCAGCTGCTGCACCCACATTAGATAGAAGTAGTTTTTTCTCTGCGCCAAAGATTGGTGATGCGAAGAAAGGATCAACAAATGTAGAGAGTGCTGAGAATAAAATTAGTTTAATAACTAACTTCATTAGAAAGGGGAATCAGAAGAGGAGAGAATCTTTTAAATCATATCTAAACACAAAACAAGACGAAAAGAGAAAGGAAAAGGAAGAAAAGAAAGAAAACTTTGCCAAAGGATTGGTAAAAGGAGTTGCATCAAGAGCACTCGCACCAGTTAAGAGTATCTTTGATAGGATTCTCGATGCTGTTGGTAAGATTATTATTGCCAAAATTGGCATGTGGGCAATTGATAATCCAGAAGCCTTCGCAGCAATCATTAAGGGAATTGCTGCCACGATGGAAGTTATTACAGATATCTTTATTGGAACTGTTGATTTTCTTGCAACACTTGTCAATGAAGGATATAAACTGGTTGATGGATTTGATGATTGGAAGGACACGAATCTAGGTGAGGATGTATCTGCCACGTTAGATAATATTGGGTCTAAGTTTGTAGACTTCCTGAATGCATCTTTGATTGTTGGTGGATTGTTGATGACTCTGGGCAACCAAGAGTTAGGAAAGAAGGATGATGTTGATACTAATACACCTGGAAATGCAAAGGTAAACCCAAAAGTAAAAGCAGATAAAAGAACTAGAACGAGAAGAGCAAGTCAAGAGGCACGAAAGAGATTTGCTAGAAGGTATGGTGGTGACGCTGCTAGGAGGAGATTTGCTGGTCAAACCAGAGGACCTATAAAGAGTTCTATTACTCGTCGTGGTCTCGGAAGATCTGTCACACGTCTGGGTATCAAAATGAACCCTGGCATGGTGAAGAGCATGAAGTCTATCTCTAAGTTGGCAAAGGGTATTAAGATTCCTATTATTGGACCATTGATCATGGGTGTCACCTCCTACCTGGGTGATGGTAATCTTGGTAGAGCAGTGTTCATTGCTTTGGGAACTGGTCTTGGTGAGTTACTGGGAACTGCTATTCCAATTCCTATTGTTGGAACACTACTTGGCAGTATACTTGGTGCTTTTGTTGGTGATTTGCTTTACGATTTAATCATTAAGAGAGACCCTGGCGCAGCATTAGAAAAGGTAAAGGCTGCTGGTAAGAAAATATTTGAGACAGGTAAGGCAGTCTTTGAATGGTTAAAGGGTGGATTTGGTAGGTTCATCGAGAGTTTCAAGGAGAAGAATCAAATTGGTGTTGGGTTTGCTAAGACTACTAACTGGCTTGCTCTCTTAAATCCACTAATCACACTCCCTCTGTTAAAGGATGGATTCTTCCCACCCAATCCTAACGCACCATCACCTGATCTCAGTAAGTTTAAAGATGGAGCATCTGCGACTGCTGTTGATGGCGTCACTGGTGGAGCAGTTTCTGCAACTGTTGGTGGTAGTGAGATGGATTTGTTCAAACGACTTGTTCTTGCAGAATCAGGTGGTGAAGGTGAACTGGGTATGGCATTAGTAGCACGTAGTGTGATGAATCGTGCCGGACTTATTCAATCTGGTAAGGTTGGTCCTGGAATGTTCATGGCAAATGATAAGAGCATAACTGGCGTCATCATGGGTAAAGGTCAGTATCAACCAGTTTCTGATGGATCAATTAATACTGAGAGAAGTGATGCACAAATGGCAAAGGCAGCTGCCGCTATTAAACTTGCTAAGAATGTTGATCAATTAAAAGCAAAACTTAAAGCTGCTGGCATGTCTACTGATGAGATTAATAAACTTGTAGCATCCACTGGTTTTAGAACCGGTTCTGCATTCAATGATCCATCTCAGAACGTTAACGTTGTTAAGTTTAAGAATCATTTCTTTAACACTGCTGGCAATGCTGGACTTACAGCAACCAGTGCTAGGATAAGTACAGAAGATAATGCACAACAGGCACAGATTCCTACCAACCCAACACCATCATCTCCATCAGCTGCTGCTGTCTCGACTCTGAGCAGAGGAAGTGGTGGTAGTGGTGCAGGAGGACCTTCTGGTGGTGGAAAGGCACAGGTAGGCGATCAGGCAATCGTCCCCATACCCATACCATCTCAGCAGGGAGCACCCTCTGGTGGTACTTCCAGTGCCGGTGGATCTACTTCGTTAAATAGTCTTTATATGGCTCAACTGTTTGGGTTCTTATATAAACAAGGATAATGGCAGACGAACAGGCAAACATAAAATCATTTGTCATCCAAGCAGCAAAGGATGAGGGGAGAGGTGTAGATGTAAAGAATGGTCTGACATCATTCTCATTCTATGAAAATATTTTGTCTAATAATATTACTGCTCAGGTAAAAGTATTTGATAGTGGCAATAGTATAAAAGATGATAGTGGAAAACTTGTCAGCATTATAGAAGGATTGCCTATTCGTGGTGGTGAAGAGATAAGATTTGATATTGAGGATGAAAGTAAGAACAAGTTAAAGTATGAGTTATACCTGAATAAGATGATGAATCTTGATCAGTCTACGACTCAGGATAATTTTGAGATCCATTGTGTATCGAAGGAATGCTATTCAAATGAGATGACGAGAGTCACAAAGAGATATGAGGGAAAGATCTCTGAAAGTGTGACAACGATTCTTAAAGAACGTTTGAAAGCAGAATTTAAACCAGAGAATATTGAGGAGACATCTAATACTTACAATTTCATTGGCAATGATCGTAAACCATTTTATGTTTGTACATGGTTAGGAACAAAGAGTGTTCCAACAGAGAACTATGGAAAGACTGGTGGATACTTCTTCTATCAAACTCAGGATGGAATGAATTTTAAATCCGTTGATAATCTTCTGGGTCAAGACGCCAAGAAAAAGTATGTTTATAATGAATCTGATACATTGCCAAACGGGTATGATAGGAAGATTTTAAATTATGATTTGAAACGTTCAGTTGATTTGCAGTCTAACTTAATGTTAGGTGCATATAAAAATAGAACTCTTTATTGGGATCCATATCAATTTAAATATGAAGTCAAAACTTTTGATATCACAGAACAGAAAGATGTCAAACATGCTGGATCGTCTGATGATTTTGACTTTGTTAATCCAGTTTTTACGGAAACGCCCACACGACTGATGACATCCATCCTAGATGTTGGTACAATGCCTAGTGGTAAGGATGCAAAGGAACAACTGAAAAGATTCATCGATAAAACAGATGAATCTAACGATAAGGTTATGGATCGCATGGTTCAGTCCGTCATGCGCTATAATCAATTGTACTCTGTTGTTACATCTATAACTATACCAGGAGATTTCAGCTTACGAGCTGGTGATATGATCCAATGTGATTTCCCCAGAGTTTCTGAGGAAACCAAGGATGTTGATAAAAAACTGAGTGGTAAATACTTAATAGCAAGTTTATGCCACTTTGTATCTCCAAAGGAGTGTTACACACAACTAGGACTGATCAGAGACTCATACGGGAGGAAAACAAGTTAATGGAAAACATCGAAGCACACTTAAAGAAAGATCAGGAAATTCTTGCTGATCCAACTACAAATCCACAGATGCGTCGTCACATTGAGGGCGAATTGCATGAGTTGGAGGTCTATATAGAGAATCATAAGAAAGATATTGAAGCAGGAGATCATCATGATCCCTCTCCATTAGAACTCTATTGTGAGATGGAACCAGATGC